TTAAATTATTATATTATCAAATTATTATACTATAAAATTATTATACTATAAAATTATTATACTATAAAATTATTATACTATAAAATTATTATACTATAAAATTATTATACTATAAAATTATTATACTATAAAAAAATTTATTTGCCACCAGGGAATCCTACCAAATTAGCACCTATACCAAATCCAGCACCAGATCTGGCAGCTTCTGCCATTGATGGTAAGTATGTGTCCAAAATGCTAAATGTAGCTGCCGCAACTAATGCAATCAATGCAATTTCATCAAGTTTAAGCGATTTTTTAGGGATAGCATAACTAGCCAAGGCTACCATTAAACCTTCAACAAGGTATTTTACAACTCTTTGTACAAGTTCATTAACATCTAATAATCCAGATAGATTCATCATTTATAAATATTAATTAGAAAAAAAAATAATATCGTTTAATTACTTAAAATTATATGTATATATTATTTTATAAATGAGTAATCTTGTTAAAAGAACAGACCCCAAGTATGTCGATTTGTTGGATGAAGATAAGCCCATATCTGGTCAGAAATTTACATGTATGTCTTTCGTATCACCTGAAAAAATATTAAAACAGAAGCAGATGTTTTTATTTGAAAAATTCCTAAAGAATTGGGATTTTCAAAAATCACTGGAAAAATATGCGCAATTTTTAAATTTTTTATCATTTAAATACAATTTAAAATTTGATGATTTAACAAATGACTTACAAGAATTTGTAAAAGATCAACGTACAAATTTATTATCCGGTTCAGTTGAAGATGAATATAAAAATTACTTGGATAATAAAGAGGAACAATTAGAAAAAGAATTTAACTCGTTATATAATTTTCAAACTAGTACTCGTGGAATTAAAATTCGAGGTTCATTTCCAACTCAAGCAGAAGCTGAGTTAAGATGTAAGATGCTTCGAGAGGTTGATCCAAACCATGATGTATATGTTGCGCCAGTAGGAGTTTGGGTACCATGGCACCCAGAAGCATATAAAACAGGGCGTGTTGAATATTTAGAAGAAGAATTAAATGAAATTATGAATGAAAAACGTAAGAATGAAGAAAGTGCTAAACAACAATTTGAAAAAAGAGTAAGAGAAACCAAGCGCAAGGCGATTGAAGAAAATATTAAAATTGCAGAAAAAAGTGGAAATATGTTATCACAAACAATTGATGAAAATGATAATTTAATAAATACCGCTGTTTCTGATAATTTTAACTCAAAAGAAACTGTAACCAGTGCAGATTTAAGAAAAGAATTATTTGAAGGAGAAAATGTAGTGACTAGTTCAAATAAAAAAGACTTGCAACGGAAAGCAATGGAAAAAAAGCTTGAAAAAAAGCTTGAACAAGACGATAATGAATCTGATTCTAACGAATAATTTTATATTTATTGATCTTTATAAATAATTGAATTGTTTATATATATTTTATTATATATAAACAATGTCTAATAATACAACTAATACAATTAATATCGAAAATAAAAACAATGTTATAATTAAAAAAAAAAACAAAAAGAAAAAAAACAAAAAACCAAAACGCTGTCAATATGATAAATGTAATAAACGTCTTTCACTAACAGATTATATATGTATTTGCAAATGTGAAAAATACTTTTGTATATCACATAAATCGGCTTCTAATCACAAATGTACATTTAATTATAGAGCTGAATATATTGAAAAACAAGAAGATATTATATCCAATATGAAAATTGTAAATAAGAAATTAGAAGTATTTTAAATACTATATATTTGCTAATTAATTATAATTAGCAATTACCATTTAGATTTTTTTACATTAATCCGTCTTTGATTTTTTCTCATTTGATTCGGATTATACATTTCCTCATCGTCATCTGAACCCATATTTTTTGATAATTCCCAAAACTCTTTAGAACCTAAACGAAATGGTCCATGTGGATCAGCCTTATACCAAAAAATCTGATCTTGTAATTTGTTTGATTTTGAATTATTGTTAATCACTAAACATTCATAGTGTTCAGTACATTGATCCATTACTTGACAAAAACTTTCAAATGTTGGAAACATACCTGCATAATTTTCAAATATACGTTTCCTATTTGTAATATACGGTTCACGCAATATAAAAACATAATCGATATTCGTTCTTAAATTTGGTGGAACACCTAATGGATATTGCATTGTAATAATTAACATTATTTTCCAATGGCGACCATTCATGAACATCAATCGCATCATTTTATCTTTAGCCCACTTATTATCATATAAACAATCATCTAATATAACAAATGTTCTAGGGTCTATTGTACTTCTTTTATATGCAGCCATTTCTTTCTTTACTTGTTTAAGTACAGAACGTTGTCTTTTTAAAATATTTTCAACAATTGCACTATTATATTCTTCATGTATAAATAATTTTGGTACATGTTCACTATAAAAACCATTACCCGCCTCAGTTCCCGAAATAACTGTACCAATTGGAATATCTTGGTGATAATATAATAAATCTCTTACCAAATAACTTTTACCAGTATCTCTCCTACCAATTAATACAATAACAGGTCCTTTGTTTTCATTTGGTTTAAAACTAATATTTTTCATGTTGAATTTTTTTAATTCTAGCGTCATAGTAATATTAACATTTTAGATAATAAATAATTACTAACAACGCATATTTAAGTTTAATATTGACTATATTTTTCTATTCCAAATTATAAGCTAAACATGGCATTTAGTATAAATTATATCAAAAAAAAAAATAAAAATTTGATTGATTCATTTAAAAAAAATGATATTATGAATTTAAGCTATATACAAAATTATATTCCAATATATAACCATTTTTTTGAAATTAATGAAAAAAATTTTAACAACTTTAATTTAAATAACAAATATTATATTCATGAAATAAAACAAAATTTAATTAATAATGAAAATTTATCTGGGAAAAAATGTAATTGTATTATTAAAAATAATTATGGCGAAAATGAAATATTGGAAAAAAATGTATTCTTCAAATTTAGTCCTATTATTGATCCAATAAAATATATGATAGGCAAATATAAAAATAGTGATGTATCCATATTACCAACATTTAATACTAAACAAGGGTCAAATTTTGAAAAAAAAATAACTAATAAAAATAATTCATCATATGTAGACAGTTTTTTCACATATCTAACCAGTCAATTAAAAAATTTCAATAATTTTAATCATGGACTTGATTTTTATGGTTCATTTTTAGCAATACAAAATCCATTTTTGATAGATATAATAGATGAAATAGAATATTTATATGATTCTGAGTATTTTAGAAAAAATTTAGATACTTTATTTTCTATTGATGATACTAAAATTTTAAAAAATGTATTAAACAATGATAGTAGAAATTATAAATCAAAAATAAAAATAGTAGAAGATTCCTCACAAATATTACAATTATCTGATATAAGTGATATTTCTGAATACGAACATATTTTTTCAATTGATAAATATGATAACAATAATAACGAATTAACCAATATTTATGAAAATAATAAACTTATTAATAAAAAAACGAAAAGTACTAATAGTACATGTTCTTCAAGAGATTCAAATACTGATTGCGAAAATTCAACAGATGAAGAAGGTGATCAAGATAATATGAGTAATATAGATGATGACGAAATATCATATTCTGAATATTCTGATGATTCAAGTTCATTCGATGAAAATAACGATGAAGTAATATTTTCAAAGATAAATGGATTTCCTATACAAATTATTTGTTTAGAAGCTTGTGAAAACACTATAGATTCACTATTAATGGAAAATAATATGGAAGATGATGAATTGGAATCCATTATAATACAAATATTAATGATATTAATTACATACCAAAAATGTTTTGGTTTAACACATAACGATCTACACACGAACAATATAATGTATCAAAAAACCGACAAAAAATATTTATATTATAAATATGATTCAAAATATTATAAAGTGCCAACATATGGACGACTTGTAAAAATTATAGATTTTGGTAGAGCCATATATTATTTTAAAGGAAAATTAATATGTAGTGACAGTTTTAATAAAAAAGAAGACGCCGCAACACAATATAACTTTCCTCCATATTATAATAAAAATAAACCCACTATAGAGCCAAATTATAGTTTCGATTTATGTCGCCTAAGTTGTTCCATGATTGATTATTTTATTGATGATATTTCTGAAATAAATGAAGTTTCCGAAAGTTCTCCTATTAAAAAAATTATATTGGATTGGTCATTTGATGATAATGGGAAAAATATATTATACAAATCTAATAATAAAGAGAGATACCCCGAATTTAAATTATATAAAATGATAAGCAGAAAAGTTCACAATCATATACCCAAAAGTGTATTAAAAAATAAGCTATTCGAAAAATATTTGACTTCAAAAAAGAAAATCAATAAAAAAAAATACAAGGCTATCATAAATATTGATAATATACCTGTATATACAAATTAATTATCCATTATATTGTTCATTTCATTTAATTATCAATTTTTAATTTATACATTTAATAAATTAAAAATTAGGTTTATCAACAAATGCTTCTGTACCAACAGTTACATCACCGGATCCCTTACTTTGAAAATAAGTTACACACATTGTACTTAAAAATACAATAATAGCATTTCTTGCAACAGTTTTTAATACTATATCCTTCTTATATACCTTGGTTTCAACCATTTTTAATACAACAAATACTACACTTATTAGCAATGATAGCAATATATTTGACATTTATATAAATAATACAAAAAGTTATACATATACGAACGCAAAATTAAGACAATATTTCTACATCAGTTAATAAAGGTGATTTATTTATTTTAATATCATTACTAATATTTAAAACATCCATTTCACCTAGATCAATATCATCACCAATATTTAACATATCTTCTTCATCTGAATCATAATCATCTTCTTCCTCCATTTTTCTTTTCATATTATTATCCATACTAATTTGTTCCAACCGGTCAATTGTTTTTGGTGCATCCACATTGGACATTATACCATCACTATTAAAAGCTTGATCTGTATTATTAAATTTAATATTTGGTCGATGTTCCATATCAACAATTGGAGTTTTTAAATCATTAACTTCCATTTTTATATTCTCATTACCATTCATATTCGCTTGTACAACTTCTCCAGAATCAACTTGTACTGAATGTTGTGTATTTTCTGGTATATCTACTACCTCCCTTTCAACCTCGATTGGAACAACTTCTTCGTGTTCCTCTACCTGAACATCTTTTTCTTCCGTTTCATCAATATATGTTCTCAATATATTTTCTATAGGAACACTTTCTCGTATTGTATTCATAATACATTCTTTAACCAAAAGTTCAACTTCACGATTGTGTTTTTGAGTTTGTAATGGCATAATATTTCGCTCAAATAAATAAACATTAGTGTATATTTTTCTAGCACAATTTATGTAAGTATTATGCAAAAATTTATCTAAAGAAGGTACATCAATATCAACCTTTTTTTGTTCTTGGCCAACACGAACACACGTTATTGCCTTTAAATGTATAATATGAACACAAGTTATTAAATCTTCTAAATAACCACAACCACTTTTTTCAATGATCCTATCACGTTCCTTTTCTACAATAGCATTGGTCCAATTTGGTATTCTAGATATAAAATTTTGAAATGTCATTAAATATTTATCTTCTTCATCATTATCTTCGCATATTTTCAATGATTCATCAAAAATATCTTTAAATCCACTAATAATCAGTGGTGTTAACACATTGACTAAACGTGCACATAATTCATTTTTAGATTCTGTTAAACTACTTAATGAATAATCGTCCATTCTTACATAAATAATATATTTTCTAATTCTGATTCAGAACGTATAAATATATAATTTAATATAATATACATTATAAGTTCTTCATTCCTAATTTCTCTCTTTATTTTTGATATAAGAACCAATAATCCACTTTTTTTTAATTCATTCATTGTACACCCTTTCAAATATTCAATTAAATCTAATCCACAAAATCCTTTTTTATATAACATTTTTGAAAAAAACATAAGTGTTTCGCTATTAAAACCATTTTTATGTTTATTTATTAATGTTTTCAAATTATTATTATGTTTTTTATTATATTCTTTCATAAAATATGCATTATTAATCTTATATTTGTATAAATTAACATGGTTTCTATCCAAATATGGACTTGGGATATATATATCACAAAAACGAGATAATATTGGTTTTAATAATAAATTAATATTTTGAATTATTATAAAAAAACGAGTTGTATGTGTAAATAATTCTATACAACGTCTTAACGCCGACTGTGCATCTATTGTTAATTTATCTGCATTTAATAAAACAATAGTCTTAAAATTTTTTCCTTTATTAAAATCAATATGTTTCTTTGCAAAAAATTTCAATTCATTTCTTATAAATTTAATACCTTTTCCATCATGAGCACAATCTACATACAATACATAAGAATCTAACCTTTCTTTATCATTATTATATATTTTATTCAAAAATGAATGCACTATAGTGCGCTTACCACTTCCATTTGGACCGTGAAATATTATATTCGGTATTTTTGCGATTTCAATAAAATAATTTAGTTTAGTATGTATAGTTTTATGTATATTTAAAGACATATCTATTTTATTATAAAATAATTTATTTAATACATTATATCTTTATATAAAGTATTAAATTATTAAATTATTATGCCCAGCTATTCAAACTTTTTGTATAAGGGTTTGATTTAAACGCTGAAAGCAAGTCCGAATCCATCCGTTTATTATTGTTGTTTTGATAATTCATCGCATCTATCGTTGTTGTACCCATAGTTTCTACACCAGGCGTCATATTCGGACCAGAATGATAGACAAACTCTCGATTATTTTTTCTATCTGTTTCCTTCTTACTTATTTGTACATTAACAGAAGGATTAAATATTTGCGTCCCACCTTGATTTGGTCTATTTTTATGAGATTTATTAACATTATTTCTTTGATTGTATGCAGCTTCATAATTCATATATTGCGTTTGTCCCATTTGACCATTTGCATTTCCCATATAAGATATATTAGTAGTATCTCTTTCAGTTGAAACCTGTTGTGGCTTTGTAATTTGATATGCGCCATCTCCTTGCGATTGAACATTTAAATGATTCATATCAAGTTTATTTTCAGTCATTTGTCTATTCGTAGTCGGTAATTTATTTTTTCTGTTGAAAACACGCATCGCATTGACCGCCGTTTTCGCATTTCCATTTGGTCTACCATTTCCAATAATATTATTTTTTCTAGTTGGTCTAAATATATCCATAACAGGTGCAACTACAGCTGACATAATTCCACCCAAAATGCCAAAATGTTCTTTATTGGTTGAATTCCTGTTATTTGGGATGGATAAATAGCTTTTCACACCATAATCATTATCTTCCGCGTGATTTTGACCATTTGCATTTGCAGGCAAAAATTCAGGCCCATCCAAAACTTGTTTTTTACTTTTTTCATAAACACCCTTTACATAATTTGCATTTGCGTCTTCGTATTTTCCAACACCAAAATACTCCTTCGTTGTTGAAGTTCTATTAACATCATGTAATATATTTTCACTGCGAATAGTTGGCTTTTTTTCTAAACCTGTTGTTGTAAGCCATTTATCTGGTGAATTTACATAATACGTATCTGGTAATTTCTTCTCCATTTTTCCCATTATACCTAAATTCTGAATTTTTGACTGTGCAGGACCTTCATGACATTTTAATTCAAATGCCATTTTGGGATTATTTTTGGTTCTTAATTCATCTACAGTTTTCGGAACCCATTTATTACGAGCCTCCATACCTGAATTGAATCCACCACTTCCTTCTGTTGTATAACCTAAACCTAGACCTGGACCAACCTGTTCTTCTTGCCACGGTTTTACATTTGACATTTTCATACTCGTATTCATTCTAGATTGATAAAAATCACTTCTATTTGGAGCACCATGTGAATATTGCATACTTGATTGTGGTTTAAACATTGGAGCTTTTTCCTCCTTGGACTTTTGCAAAGATCCCATACCCTGTAAGTTATCTAACAATATACCGCTATTTTTTGATTTGGGATGGTTGCCTTTAACCTTTGACCCAAAAAAAGGTACCATATTATTATGTACAAAATCTTTTTTGTTCATATTGGTTCCACTCATGGATGAAATTAAATCACTATTTATTTCTTCGTGTTTTTGATTATATTCAGGGTTAAAATATTTATCTGTATGTTGGTTAGCTTCTTTATATTCATGTCTTTCATATAGTTCTTTATTGGATGTGTGTGCCTTCGCATCTTTTAATTTACTATCAACATCCTTTTTCATAGGTACCATATTTTCTTTTTTATCATTCATATTCGATAATAAATACATTCCGCCCATTCCTAACATTATAGTTGCTATTTCTGCCATAATATATTATATATATAATGTATTATAATTTTTCAATATATAAATGTATTATATATTGAATCATTAATTATTATTTTTATCATTAATTATTATTTTTATCATTAATTATTATTTTTATCATTAATTATTATTTTTATCATTAATTATTATTTTTATCATTAATTATTATTTTTATCATTAATTATTATTTTTATCATAATTATCTTTTTCTAAAATTCTTGAATTTACGTCTGTTTGAAATGGAATAAAAACATGGTTTTGTGGATTATCAATTGTCAAATCAGTCATATCAACTTGTTCTAAATCTCTATATTCCCACACTGGGTGTGTTGCTCTAGATTGATCTGTATGTTTATATTGCGTTGGATAATTTATTTTGTTAGAGTGAACACTTCGCTTATCATATTGTTGTTTTTCCAAACAATCACTATTATTAATTCTTCTAGTTAACCCTTTCAAATCACTATTTACATTTATCGTATTCGTTCTTAAATTACCACCCCATTGTTGTAATCTTATAAATGGATCATCAAAATAACTAGGAGATACACCATTACCTGGTTTATTTAACATGTAATCACAAATATTATTGGATTGTCTTGCATTTTTTTTTATATGTTCTAAATCATCAAATTGTCTAGTAAATGACATCTTATATTATAAAAAGATATAAAATATATTATTAATATTATAATAACTAATATGGAAAAAACAATTTGCTTAAATATGATAGTTAAAAATGAAAGTGCAATTATTATCCGATTACTAAATTCTGTATTACCTATTATAAATACTTATTGTATATGTGATACTGGTAGTACTGATAATACAATTGAATTAATTGAACAATATTTTAAAGATAAAAAAATAAATGGGGTCATTTTTCATGAAACATTTAAAAATTTCCAGTACAATAGAAATATAGCTCTTCATAAATGTAAAAATATGGCCGATTTTATTTTGTTATTAGACGCCGACATGAAATTAGAGATAAATGACAAGCGTCGTTTTTTAAAATTATTAAATCATAATTCCTATTATACAATATTACAAGGAACACGCGATTTTATGTATGAAAATATACGTCTTATACCAAATGAATCCTTATTGTTAAATAAAACAATGTATATTGGAGTTACACATGAATATTTATCGACACCTAACCAGTTTAAAGAATTAAAATTGGAAAAAAATGTTCTTTTTATTAAAGATATTGGTGATGGTGGTTGCAAGCAAGATAAATTCAAAAGAGATATATCACTGTTTTTATCCGAATTCAAACTAAATCCTGGTAGCGAAAACAATCCAAGGTATAATTTTTATCTTGCAAATAGTTATTATAACAACTCAGACGATTATAATGCAATAAAATACTATAAAAAAACGATTAAATTAAATGGGTGGTATCAAGAACGATGGTACAGTTGCTATAGATTAGGATTAATTTATAAAGAAAGGTCTAATTCTCAGAAAGCTATATACTATTGGTTAGAAGCATCAAATATTATACCTGAAAGATTGGAAAATATTTATCATATAATTAAATATTATAGAGAAAAAGAAAACAAACAAAAAATAGCTTTTTTATTTTATATGAATTTTGTATATGGAAAAATTCCAAACTTAAAAAAAAGAACCAAGTATTTATTTTTAGAAAATGATATATACCTATATAAACTATATTATGAATATCAAATATTAGCATACTATAATAATGTTAAAAATATAGATAAAACATTTATTTTATTTTCTAATAATTGTATTGATGACAAAATTTATTATGAAAATTTATATAATTATAAATTTTATGCAAAATCTCTGAAAAAAATAAGAGAGATTGATATATCAGAAACAATAGAATATAATAATGAAACATATTATTCTTCTTCAACATCAATATTGTTTATAAATGATAATTTCTTAATGAATCAAAGGTTTGTTAATTATAAAATTAAACCAGATGGTACATATGTATATAAACCTCCTATTTCTACTATAAATAAATATATAAATTATCAAATGGATGAAGATGATGTGAATGATAGCAAAACATTTTTTCCAAAAATAGAAACTGAAAAAATGTATGCAGGCATAGAAGATATAAAATTATTTGTACCATTTTATAAGTATAATGATTTTGATTATAAAGATATAATGTATACAGGAACAGTATTATTATCAAATGGAAAAATCGGAGTTTGTTCTGGTAATTATGACATTTCATTAAATAAATTATATTATGATGAATTAGTATTTGATGATAATGTTGTATGTGAAAAAAATTGGGTTTATACGTGTATTGAAAACAAAACATTAATGATTTATAAATGGTATCCATTAACAATAGGAAATATAGAAGGAAACTGTTTTCAAAGAATATATGAAAAAAATATGCCGCTATTTTTTGATAAAGTTAGAGGATCAACAAATGGTATACTATTATATAACAATGTATCCAAAATGAAAGAAATATGGTTTATATGTCATATTGTATCACATGAGAGTCCCAGACAATATTATCATTTATTTGTTTCATTTGATACTAATATGAATTTATTAAAATATAGCGCACCATTTAAATTTCATAAAAAAGATATTGAATATTGTACTGGATTTTGCTTTTATGATAATCAATTTGTTATCCCATATAGTATTTGGGACAATAAAACATTAATAGGAATATATAATTTTAATTATATATATGAATTGATGTTATATAAACCATGATTTATCACTTATAATAAGTTATATTTCTATAGTAATATGGTTCACTATATAATATATTTAATTTAATAGCATCACCTTTTTTTGTTGTAGATATTGGAAAAATATTATTACTAGCATCAAATATATTTGATGCATTTATTTTTGAATTTGAAGAAAAAGTCGAATCATTCTCATACATGAATAAATTATTTGAAATAGTGATTACGTTATTAACAATATTGTTAGTACTAAAATCTTGAATAAAAATAAGCGATAAATTATAATTCTTTTTAAAATTATTAATATTTATTTTTTCTATTACAGCACTAATATCTTTTTTAATAAATACATTTTGCTCACTTTGATATTGCATATCATAATTTATTGTATTTTTGTTACTACTTGTTATTTGTTTAATTTTTTCATATTCATTTTTACCATCTTCATTAATTTCTTTTAAAATCACACTATTTATTGAATTAACTGATTGTGCATTGGTATTTATATATGGGTTTATTATACCACCAGATGGATTTCTTATCGGTATAATATTTTCGTTTTTTATTTTTAATTCAAATATAAATGTATCATTTTCATCTAAATCTTTAAATACACCAAATTCAATCGGTTTAAAAATATAGTCAATATTATAGACATCATAATTTCCACCAGTTGCATTTATACTACCAAGCATATCTTCTATTATTATGGTTTCTTTGCTTTTGTTTTCATTCTTAGCCACAACTGTAATATGTAATCGACTATCACTACTAAAAGATGCTAGATAATTAAATATATATTGAATACTGAGACTATTATATTTATTCATAATATTTATCGACATATCGTAATCAACACAATGTATTTCATTATTTGTTCTTGAAACATATTCTGATATAGGTGATATATATTTATATTGAATTACTGGTCCAATACCCAAACCATTTTTACCTGTATGACCCTTTTCACCATGTAATAATCCCACACTCCATTTTTTATACATACCAGAATCAAAAGATGGATTTAAATTCCCGTCATTTTTAATATCAATTCCACCAGATATATCATCATAAAAAACTATTGTTCCATGCCATTGTTTATCAATTAATACATTTTTCGAGTTGTCAGATAGAGCAAAATATTTGACATCAGTTATTGGTGTGTCCGGTATAGGTGTAATTACAACTTTCGTACCTGGTACAAAAGACAAGTTTGGTTCTGCCTTTATTTCTGTTTCACCGTATGATATATCTTGTGACCATAAATTTCCCTGTTTTGCACCAATTTGAAAGTATTCAAATGAAATAATTGTTTGGTATTTGTCACCTCCATATCCGGTTGGTCCCTTTTCGCCTACTAATCCGGTTGATCCAGTCGGACCCATAAAACCCATTTTTCCCATTATACCGGTCGGCCCCGTTGGACCTTTTTTTGCACATGATTTACTTTTTTTGACAGGCATTAAAATATATATTATATCATTAAAATATATATTTTAATTTAACATTATCTATTTTCCTTTATTTTTTTCCAATGCTTTTATTTTTTTTTCCAATGCTTTTATTCTTTTGTTTGACTCTTTTAAACTTTCAACCAATAATGGAATAATACTATTATAGTTTATACCTAAATAAGAATTTCCCTTCATATTTACCGATTCAACTGCAACTGGAAAATGACGTTCTAATTCCTGTGCAATAAACCCAGCATGTTTTTTAGGACCGTATTTTTTGTTTTCATATAATTCTTCGTTTTGTATTAAATTTCTACATTTTTCATCTTTATATTTATTATTATCATCGTGAAACGTATATGTAATGCCTTTTATTTTAGATAATATTTGTGTTGGATTTTTAATTTTATTAATATTTGTTTTAACTTTAATATCTGATAATGTTGTCCAATCGCTACTACCATTTTTTAAAACAACACCACATGTGGCATTACCTGATTTTATTAATATATCTTTTTCACTGTTAATTAAAGTAATATCATCCGTTTTATTATGACCAAATTTAATTGTATTATTGGAATTATTTAATGTTAACAATGCATCCTTATTAATATTTAATAAATTGTTTTTATTTGTATCATCATATACATTTATATTAAAATCACCTTCGTCTTGTAATTCTATCACAGAACCAATTTGTTTTTCATTATTTATTATTTCATCATCATATGTCATATTATTGGTAATAAATATAGAACCATTTTTATAATTTATGCTTCCATTATTTTTAAACTCGATATTATTCAACTTAACATTTGCAATATCCGACTCACCTTTAACTATCATATTTTTCATTATGGTTATGTCATTTCCAATAATAACATCATTTCCAATAATAACATCATTTCCAATATTAACATCATTCGCATTTATTGTTTTGGATACATTTAAATTAGAATTAATATCAAGTAGTCCGTTAATAGAAACGTCATCATATATGTGTGCATTACCCATTATAGTTATAGAATCATTACACGATATATTTTTATTAACACTTAATCCCCCTAATATACTTGTTTCTTTTCCAATAATAATATTGTTACAAATATCCATATTATTCTTAACTAAAACATTATTTCCTATTCTCATATCACCTTTAATTGAAGCATCATTACCGATACTTACATTATTACATATGTCCGTGTTCGTATTTATATAAATACTATCACATGTTATATTATTACTTACTGTTAAATTATTATTAATACTTGAATCATTATTAACTGTCATATTCCCCATTGTACAACAATCGTGCACTATCGCATTTTTTATATCAATATCTTTTGATTTAATTTTATTATTACATGAAATATTATTAACATTTATATTTTCAGTAACATCCAATGATTTTCCAATAGATACTTTTTGAAGCGATGTGTTGTTACTTACATATAAATCATGATTACAATTAATATTATTTCCAACTATAGCATTGGTTTTTAATAATATATTATTACTCGTTATATTTTTTTTAACTGCAATATTACTATCACAAAATACATTACCTGTTATCGATAATTTTTTGGATATTTCAACATCATCATTAGAAATTATTTTTTCAGTATATAATGTATTTTTCAACATTGTTTCACCATTCACAAATAAATCATTTAAGGTAGAATTTTTTTCAACATGTATATTCGTTTCTGATATTATATCACGTGTATTTAATGCACCTATAATCTTACAATTTTTATGTAATATTGTATTATTTTTAACCGATAGATTATTATCTATAAATGCATTATTTGAGTTTATGTCGCCTTTATTATTAATTGTGTTGCTGTTTATTATACTTGCGGTTGTTTCTATTTTATTGTTATCTAATATATTTGATAATTCTTTTGTTGCAACAACATTATGAACAAAAATATCATTATAATTAACAGATAAAGGAGTTTCTATTTTTTCACCATTAATATATTTATATGGTGTTCCATACACTGAGTCTTTTAACTCATTAATTTCTGCAACTTCTTGAGCAATAAAACCTGTTTCGTGTACATAATCAATATTTTCTCTAAGTATTTCACCATTCGTTGTAACAGGATAATTATTTTGATTTATGAAAAAATGATGATTTGGATAATATAATTTTGTTGTTTTTATATATTTCTTACCATTCAGTTTTTTTATTATATCAAGAGAGTTTTTTAAACTAACCTCGTTGTGTTTTATTCTATCATCTGATGTTAATTGTATATTATTCGATTTTAGAAATGTTATATTACCACTAACAGAAGATAAACTTCCACATATATCAATATTTCCACTAACACCAATATTATTATCAACATTTAAATATGAAATATCTACATTTTTTGCATTCAATTGAATTACATTAATAGTTGAAATATCAAGCGTTTTCATTATTACATTTGAACTAAAACCAGCTATATTTTCAACAAATAATTTGTTAGTATGAAGAGAACCACCAATATTTAAACTATTATCAATATTTACATTACCACTTATATCCAATATATAATTATCATTAATTTTTCCTGTTAAGCCACCTATCAAAATATTTTTAGTCGTTTGTCCATATTTTAATATATCAGATGAATTCGCTGACGAATCATTTGTTTTGTATAAGAAATTATAATTATTTCCTAAAAACTTACCGATCGGACCAACGGGTCCTACATCACCTTGTTTTCCTGTATGACCCGTTGGTCCCATTACACCATCTAAATTAATGTTCCACCAATGATATCCATTTATATCTAATATATTGAATCCATTATTACATGAATCGCGTGTAATACTCATCATTCCAGTATTAAAATTATATGAAGTAACATAACCATACCATTTATGTTGGTGATATGGACCATGATTATTATCAAAAGGTAATACTGTAACATTGTTTCCAGGTATATAAGATAAATAACGGTCTGTCTGTATTGTTGTAACATTACTCGTTGGTTTCCAAACATCATTTACATTGGGTGGCTTTACTTTATAAGAAAAATATACTTGTGTTAAAAATTTATCACCAGGGAAACCAGTAGGACCTCTAGGACCAGTATTACCCGTTGGACCTGTCCAACCTGTCCAACCCGTCATTCCACGTGGTCCCATTGGACCGGGTTCCCCTGATAATCCCTGTAATCCCTGAGGTCCAGTTGGACCAAAAACAACCTTACTTACATTATAATCTATATAATCAGTATATGTTTTAGATGACATGATAATATTACTATATAATAATATTATCATAAAATATTTAATACATAAAATGAGAAATACATAAAATTGTTATGGTTGTTTTGTAAAACCCATCCATGCATTATTAGAAACATCTGGGCTATTTACTTTTGTTAAATTATAAGTATCACCATCGAAGTAAAATGAAATACCACCAGAAATATCTATTCCTCCTTTAACAGTTAATTTTCCATCAACGGTTAAATTTCCATCAACGGTTAAATTACCACTAACATCCAAATTATTAGAAACATCCAGTCCACTAACATCTAATTTATTATATATGGTAACATTTTTTTTATTGGTTTCATCTAGTGTTTTTGTAATGTCATCAAGAACTATTGTTGTATTTCCTATAATTAAATTTTTATCATTATCTGTGATCGCAATTTGTTTATTACCTATCTTTAATGTATTTACATCCATTCTTGTAGCGGAAAGATCTGTTATAGTTGCTTTATTTGCAACAAATGACAGATCAATTGTATATGTTTTATCTGTATTATCAATTGTTACATTATCAGATTTAAGTGTATTATTTTTAATATTATCCATAAGAGTCCCTATTGATTTTTGATAGCCTCTACTATTTAAATAACTACCATAATTAAAATATTTACTTTTTTTCATTATATATAAATAATATATTTATTTTAAAAATATTATTTATAATTATTATTGTGAAAGTTATTAATAATTATTATTAATATATTTGAATTTTAGTTATCGATTCATTCACATTAAAACAATTTTTTCGTTTTTATTTTTAAACTACTACTTTTAACTGTTATATAAAATGGGTTCTTAAAATCAATATCTGGATTTGCATATTTTGTGGATGGTGGTATTTCGACACGATCCCATGGGTAATTATCCAAATATAATGATGGTGGATATGTATTCGTTACATCCTTATTTCTAAAGCCATTTGTGAATATAGAAAACCCAAAATCTATTGTGGTGTTTTTTGCTGATTCTAAAAATTTATATAATTTATCACCTGTATTTGGAGATAATGATAATTTAAACTCTTTATTTATTTGTTGTGTATATGTGAAATATTTTTTCTTATCTGAATTTGTATCTGAATTATAAAAATCTTCATTTAATGGAGGTGTTACATTGTGAATTTGAATTTTTTCATAACAATTATTATAAATATTATTTTCTAAATTACTATACATTTGAAACATAAATCCTAAATCAAACATATTATTATTTGCATTATTGTACTTACTAGCATCAATAATTCTAGATTCTATTTCTATTGTCACATTATATTCTAAAATGATATCAATAAAACTATTTGTTAATGGAAACAATTTTGTTCCATCAATATTGACACTTCCGTATAAATCTGAATTAAAAATATCTTTTATAATATTTATATTTTCACTATTATATGTTTTTTTTATAATGGGTGTATAAAAATATCTATTGGAAATTGTCCAATTACTATTTGAATTTTTGTTTGTATTTATTTTAATACTATGATATCTACCCTTATCGTCTCTATTTGTATTGTCTCTATTCATTTCCATATTATCCTTAAATTCTATTATATAACATTCTTCTACAGGGATATTGTTTATTTTTGCTAGTATATCATTGTCTTTATTTTCTAAACTGGATACTTTGTTAGAAAGCATTTTAGTAGCATCTATATTAAGAACAAATAGATCATTGTATCTTAAGTAAAATATCCCATCTTCACCATCAGGTTTATGTACCAATTGTTTTAAATAATCCATTTTTTCCACATCTTGTGCAATAACACCCATTTCAATAATGTAATCCTCAATTACATTTCCAGAACCATCCAATGGTTCACCTTGTTCATTTAATTGGAAATGATGATCAACGGCATACATTTCTTTCGTTTTAATATATCGATATGGTTGTAAATTATTTAATATATCCAATGAGTTTTCAATTGTTTTTTCATTATGTTTGATTCTGTCGTCTGATGTTGTGTACCAATTTTTATTAACATCAACAGACAATGTATTTCCACCAACTGTTAATGAACCATCAATTACTAAATTTTGTAATATTTGAACGTTTTTATTAAAGCTAGCATCTCCAGTAGTAATTCTGAAACATGTTATATCATACGCATCAGCCTTAATTGCCCCATAATTACTATCGATAGTTATATTATATTCTTTTCCAGATATATCAATTATACCTGTGTTATCACTTGCTTCAGATATATCTATTGTATTGCCTTTAAGAATTAAATCATTAGTAACATCTAAATCAAATATTTTCATTTTAAAATTTTCAGCATTAATATCCCCATCACTAGTATCTATTTTAATAATACCGTTTTTTCCACTTATATCAATTATACCTGTGTTATCACTTGCTTCAGATATATTAATTGTATTGCCATTAAGATTTAAATCATTAGTAACATCTAAATCAAATATTTTCATTTTAAAATTTTCAGCATTAATATCCCCATCACTAGTATCTATTTTAATAATACCGTTTTTTCCACTTATATCAATTATACCTGTGTTATCACTTGCTTCAGATATATCTATTGTATTGCCTTTAAGAATTAAATCATTAGTAACATCTAAATCAAATATTTTCATTTTAAAATCTCCAGCATTAATATCCCCATCACTAGTATCTATTTTAATAATACCGTTTTTTCCACTTATATCAATTATACCAGTATTACTAGATATATCTATTGTATTGCCTTTAAGAATTAATTTATTTGATGATATTTCAATACCATAATTTTGACTTGACTCCGATATTTTCAGTTTTTTATTATTTGCTCCTTTTATTTCATTACACTTAAAAGTCCAATTAGCAGCGTCAATAATATCGTTTTTATAAAAATCAGTACTAAATTTAATGAACCCACCATCAAGATCTAAAACAAAATTAGAATTATCAATTATAAATTCAGAATCTGTAATTTTAAATTTATTAGAAGATATATCACCACTAAGAACCAAATCCCCATCTGTAATTTTAAATTTATTAGAAGATATATCACCACTAAGAACCAAATCCCCATCTGTAATTTTAAATTTATTAGAAGATATATCACCACTAAGAACCAAATCCCCATCTGGTATTGTCAATCCACTATTATCAAAATAACCCATTACCGACACACTAATATCATCAATACGAGGATCAGTGTCATTCTGAACACTTGTAATAAATTCCAATCTCTGTTGACCCCAAGAATTGCTATTATCAGGCCATGAACTTTGTATTTTATTAGCATACCATTGTCCTATAGTATTTGGGGTTACCCCATCATCATGTTTAAATATAATTTGTGATTTTCTCAATGCGTTAATATATATCGCGGTATTACTAATATCACTAGTATCTATTTTAATAATACCGTTTTTTCCACTTATATCAATTATACCAGTATTACCATTTGCTTCAGATATATCTATTGTATTGCCTTTAAGAATTAAATCTTTAATAGTTGCTGAATTAGAAACATCCAATCCACTAACATCTAATTTATTATATATTGTAGTAGTTTCATTACGAAATCTTACTACTTTTTTCATTGCTTCTTTATTTATTCTATCTTCATACCATTTACCCATAGTTTTTTTGTAAGAAGGACTACCATTAATATCTCTTAATAATATATTCATTTCACTATTATTATAACCTTCGCCATACCACGATGATTTAATTTGAGATGCAATCCATGCAAGGTCCTTCCATGTATTATTAGTATTATCACTTATATCGTCAACTGCAAAATTGATTCCACACTCTCTTGTTTGAAATCCAATAATATTTAATTTTGTTGATGCACTTGCGTCGTAATTATTTAAAATATTTGAGGAAGCATCACTTGCTACATTTAAAATGTTCGAATTCAAATCTTTTATTGTTGCTGATTTAGAACTAATGTTGCCTGCACTCATATCCAAATCTCCATATATTGTTAAACCACTGTTATCAAAATAACCCATATCAACATCAGTTCCATTTTTATTTTGAATAAATTCTAATCTTTGTTTACCCCAAGCTGTTATGTCAGATGGCCATGAACTTTGTATTTTATTAGCATAATATCTTCCTATAGTAACATCCGACCCTCTATCATGATTAAAAATAATTTGTGATTTTTTCCTTGAGTTAATATTTATTGCTGTAATATTATTTTCACTAGTATCAATTTTAATAATACCATTTTTTCCATTTATATCTATTATACCAGTATTACCACTTGCTTCAGATATATCTATTTTATTACCATTGAGTATTAAGTCTCCTTGAACTTTTGCATTATTAGAAACATCCAATCCACTAACATCAAGTTTTTTTCCTATGCTAACATCCTTACTATTATAATATAAAAATCCATTTGCATTCCAATGTGGTGATGAATGTATGTTTTTTAAATCAGTATATGTGTTATTTGATATTGTAATACTTGTTACATTCAAGTTTTTTATTATTGCTGTATTAGAAACATCTAATCCACTAACATCAAGTTCTTTATGTATTGTTACTTTTCCATCAGAAAAACTAATATTAGAATTATCTTTTTTCCAAAAAGAAGAAGTATTCCATTCATTTATTGTTTTATTCCCTAATGTAATGCTACCAACACTTAAATCAAGTATGTTTGCACTTTTGTCAACTGTTAAAATATTACTTACAGTTAAATTATTAGAAACGCCCAAATCTTTTATTGTTGCTGAATTAGAAACATCTAATCCACTAACATCAAGTTCTTTATGTATTGTTACTTTTCCATCAGAAAAACTAATATTAGAACCTTTTTTTTCCCACATAGATGCAGTATTCCATTCATTTATTGTTTTATTCCCTAATGTAATACTACCAACACTTAAATCGAGTATGTTTGCACTTTTGTCAACTGTTAAAATATTATTTACAGTTAAATTATTAGAAACGCTCAAATCTTTTATTATTGCTGAATTAGAAACATCTAATCCACTAACATCAAGTTCTTTATGTATTGTTACTTTTCCATCAGAAAAACTAATATTAGAATTATCTTTTTTCCAAAAAGAAGAAGTATTCCATTCATTTATTGTTTTATTCCCTAATGTAATACTACCAACACTTAAATCAAGTATGTTTGCACTATTGTCAACTGTTAAAATATTATTTACAGTTAAATTATTTTTCACTATCGCATTATTGGATATTTCAATTCCGGAAACCTCTAAATTATTTATAACTGCATTTCTATTTACAGATAAATCCCGCGTATTTACATAACTCGCTTCCCAAAATTGTATAGAAGAAACATCACCATTAGAAACATTTATTAAATCTATTTTATAATCCCCAAATCTTAAAACTGTTCCAGAAAAATCAAATATATTACCATCATTAAATATTATTTGATTTGTTTTTAATGTTGGTACAGTTAGATCATCTGTATTAAATGAATTTGTTTGTAACTCTAAATCTTTAATTATAAATTTATCATTTGTAAAACTAAATTTATCATAAATATAATCTCCATTTTTAATCCCATCTATTAAACTTTGTATTATTGTTTTATTCTTTCTATTTTTTAAATGACTTGAAGAAGAAGGCATTTACTATATAAACTATTTATATTATATAAACAATTATATAATATAAATTAATTTCCTAATGGAAACGGGCGTTGTGTTTCATCAACAACTACTTTATTCATTTCATAAAATGGAACTTTTGACATAAACTTGTCTGTTGGTTTTATATATTTTAACCTTGGATTTGTTTTAAAATTACTATCTACTAAACTTGTTGAATGAGTACCATGCAATTGACTTTCTATATCAACAAAATTACTTGATAATACTTCACCTGGTAGTCGGTTTGGCATAATACCGAAATCAGGCATATGTGTAGTGTACGCTATCCCGGTACCGCAATTTTGAAATGAATTATATATATTTACATTTTCAGATAATCTTTGTTGAAGACAATAATCACCTCTTGTATTGTTATTTCTAGTGGATGTCATTTATAATATAATATAGTATGATAATAAATTTTAATAATATTATTATTAAACCTTTGGTTTTTCTAAATTTAATTTGTCACAACATTTGATTAAATTTATATATGATTCCGAATCTTCATTTAAAATATCCAAGTTTAAATCTATTAAACATTTATGTAATAAATAAAAAGTGTCATAACAAAATAATGACATAAATCCCATTATTGGCTCATCTTCTGAATAATACAATCCTGACTTAATTATACTGGAAAAAATAGGCACATTCTTATAATTATTATATAATATTTGGATTATACTGTTTACAGCATTATCGTCCCATGCATGCATATTAAAAGCTTGCAATAATTGTATTCTATATAAATCATCTGTATTATTATCTTTCACTACATCTAAGCACGAATCATCTATAAGGTGGTATGTACATAAAAAATCTGTATTATACATCTATAATTATAATTACAGATGTATTTAATATATTTTTAAAGTATTAATAACTTATTTATAATGTTCTTGTTCTCGGTGTAATTCTCTTGATGGTACTCCACCTCTAACCCAGCCTTTTTCAGCCACACCTTCTACTAAATTATTTGGATTATTAATAGTTGCTTGAATAGAAGGAATTAAAGGATAATGGCGATGGTTTAAATGTGTCTGTTCAGATGTTAAAATATTAGTTTTTGTATTTAAACTATAATCTCCTCGTTGAATGTGTGATTCTACGGCTGGGTCATTCTTTCCTCTCCCTAAATATGGAACCGTTAAAAATTGCCTTGAATATAATGTATTTCTCTCTTTTTCTCTAGTTAATTTGGGGTGCATCAAATTACTATTTTCATCAATATTGCAACCACCAATGCCAACTTGATGACCACCTTTATAAAATATATCGGGTTGTGAGGTTGCAACATTAATTGCATCATTCATTAGGCAACTAGCCTTATAATTCTCTAATATATAATTATTGTTTTTTGAATTTTGCAGATTACGCTGACTTAATCCACAACTGTCATTTCCAACTCTACTCATATTATTAAATGGTTTTTTAAACATAACTTATATATTCAATATATATTTTTTTTATAAAATTTAATAATTTGTATATCTTGGATTATTTCTTACACATGCTGTTTCATGTCCTTCCTTACATGAAATCATATCACCGTATAAAAATTCAGCAAAGGATTTTTGTTCATTTGGTATTGTTGTAATTGGAGTAGTATAGAAATTTCTCATTGATTTGTCAAATGTCATACTATCTCCTAAATCATTAAAAAGTTTCTCTTTTACTTCATTTCTCTCTTTTATATCAGTCGAAAATGATTTGGTAATAAAATCTTTTGTCTTTTCATTTATATCTTTTTCGACAACTGGTTTATATGCTAATAATGCTTCTTTTCTTGTGGTATTTTCACTTATTTCGTTTGTTAGTATATTCATCATTGGATTTTTATCCTTAGGTGTAGTATGATTTTTATTTATAATTTCATCTTTTATTTGTTTAACAAAAGATTCTTTCACTACATCCTTTTTATGATAATAAATTCCAATTACGGCCAATAAACATAGTATACCTAGTAAAAAACAAGTTTTATTTTTTGTTAAAACATAACATACAACAGTTAGTAATATCACTAAACGTGTCATTGCATTTAAATTCTGGTATAGAGAATTCAGTTTTTTAGGCCATATATTTGTTATGTGCTTTTTATTCATTAATATTGATGGATTGTTTAACCAAAACATATTATTCATAATGTATATATATATATATATTCTATTCTATTTTATTTCAAAATCATAATTTTAAATTATTTCACCTCTATATTATTTTCATCGTTATTTCCTGTATTAGTCTTTTTCTTTTTCTTTTTCTTTTTCTTTTTCTTTTTTTTCTTCTTTGATTTTTCAACGTTTTCCCCTGTACTAAATATCAATTCTTCCATATTTTTCAAAGCCAATGCTTCTGCTTCTGGGTCAATCACTTTTTCAATCACTTTTTGATTTCTTCTATTTTCCAATTTTTTCTTCATTCTTTCTCTAATCTTTTCATGTTTAAAATTTTCGTTTAGTTTATGTTTCATCATATTCATTCCCTTTTCCATTTGTTTTTGATTCACACCCATCTTACCAAACATACTTTTTATTTTATCCATTCCAGGCAATCCATCCATACCATTCATTCTTTCCATAATATCTTTTGCTTCCTTCATTAACTCCTCTTGATCAATATCGCCTTTTTTCATTTTATCGTCTAATTTTTTGCTTATATTTTTTACTAAACTCATTAGTTTGCCGGGATTTTTAAATAATTTTTGAAATACATCATCCACATTTTCATATTCATCATCAGCATTTAATTCATTGGCCGTTTCTTCGGCTATCTCTTTTGCTAATTTCCCCAATTTTCCATCAAACATACTCGATATATGTTCATGTAATTTATCGGGATCAGGTAAATCATTTAGATTTATATTTTCAACATTGCTAACGTCTGACAATGAAATATCTTTGTTATTAAACACGTGTTGCATTTGTTCAATTGTCTCTTCAATTTTTGATTTGAATTCATTTTCATCTATTGCTTCGAATAACTTTGCTGCATCACCGAATGATTTTCCATTTTCTACATCATTTATTACTGAAAATAATAATAATTGTAAATATTTCCATAAGGTTTTCTTAGTATTTTCACTTATATCATTATTCCACAATTTCTTAAAATTTATATCAGGCAATAAATACAATGGTATATCATCGTCACATTGGAACATTTCAACGTTTTCATATAAAATGTCAAAAAATTTTTCAGGGAAAACCTTCTTACAAAATTCATATACGTTTTTTAAAGCTGTTTTGTCTTCATCGTCTTCTATTAAAATATCTCTTAAATCATCACTTAATTCATATTCTAATTCAGGATACGTGATTAATAAATCTTTTAACAAATCGCTTAATATCTTCTCAAAATCATTATAATTAGACATAATAATTATAATTATTTTTATAAAGTTATTTTTATATTAGAACTAATCAAAATATAATTCGGATAATTTAGATAGGTTTTGTAAATATTTCATACATTTATTTTTATTATCGTTATCCATTTTTGCCATTGGTTTTTTAAGTCTGTTAATGGTTTTTATTACATATTGAGAGTTGCTTACATCAACTAAATCATCATTATAATTTTTATTCATAAAAAAATTCACGTCATTATTTTCTATTTGATCTTTATATTTATCGGCTATATAGAGTTTCCATGTTTTAATAATCATTTTCGGATTTGTCTTTTTTAATATATTAAATGAAGTCTTACAATATCGAATATCCATATCGGTTGGGAACAATCGTAGAGTATCGTCTAAAAATTCATCAAATTGATTAATGTATGTTTTCAAAATTATTTTTTTATTCATATAATTATTAGTAATATAATGTTTATATAATTATAATTTAAAAATAACCTAATAATAGATCTTCGCTATAACTAGAATTCCATTTAATACATGTATTATAATTGGAAGATAAATCCTTTGCGGTTGTCATTGTCCAATCTGTATTCTCATCTATGTCACCGTTTATACATAAAATATAAGAAACCAATGCACTACACCAAAATCTTTTAATGGTTCTTCTCCTTTTTAAACCAAATGCTATACATATCCAATCTCCTAAATTATAATCATATGGTTTATTGTTAACTATATTTTGCACATTATCCAACATTTTTTTGCTTATATTATCATCACTTTTAACACGTATATATATATTTACATTTCCTGGATAATTATTTAAATAATAATCTATTGGTGTGATTTGAACCCCAAATTTGTTTTTATTATCTAGAGGATCATATACATTTTTATGCCATGAAGATTCCCATATATATAGACCTTTTAATCCAAATGGGTCCTTTAAAATAAATCCACAATGTGAATATATTGATTTTGTCCAGAATTTTATTAATTTTGTAAATGTTTTAAAAAAAAAATTATTCGGTTTTTCATCAAATAATATTATATCGCCTGTTTTTAATTTATTTAAATCAATTCCATTAAAATTTTCAGTTAATTGAGTATATTCCATTCTAAAGATTGTAGTTAATATATAAATTAATTAATATTTAAATCTTTATTTCTTTGTTGTTGTAATTTTTCCATAGATATATTTCCTATTTTATCTGGTATATAATCTTCCGCTGGAGTCTCAATTTTATCATTATACTCTAAAGAAGCATAAAAATGCATTTGGCGTAGACCCCCATTGCCTTTTGCTGACATTGATTCATTATCTTGATTTAAAAAACTATAAGCATCAGATGTAATTCCGCTAAATTGGTTATTGTTTATGGAAAATGAATCTGGTTCAAGATCATTTGTTTTGGTATTTACAACATAATCTTGTTTTGGTTTTAAATAATTGATGATGTCTTTTCCAAAAATAACCTGATTTGATTTTTTTAAAAGCATCATGGCTGGTACCCGAGACACATTTGGGGGTAATATAATTTCTTGTCCATTTTCAAGTATAATATATACTGCACCATTATTTCCAGTTTTTCTATTATCTATACATAAAAAATGGATATCATCTTTAATTTTAGATGTAGATATTGATTTGATTAACGATTGACAATTCTTACAGAAATTACTATAATATATTATACTACTCATTATTAGTAATATAATATTTTTCAATAAATTATTTAACTAATTATTTGTAAAATTGATTTAGTTAAATATATAATATATTATATATAACAAATGGAACCAAAAGTTAAGGATTTTTCAGAAAATAATGAAGTTTTAAAATTTACATTGTATGATTGTAATTATAGTATGGCTAACTCAATTAGAAGAACTATTTTATCTGATATACAAACAGTCGTTATCTCAACCGATGATGATTCAATTATAACAAATACATCTAGATTAAATAATGAAATTATTAAACAGAGATTGGGTTGTATTCCAGTGCATATAACAGATAAAGATATGCCAATTAAAAATTACATAATTGAAATTAATCTTCATAATGACACAGAAGAATTATTATATGTTACAACAGAAGATATTAAAATTAAAGATAATGAAACAAAAAAATATCTTTCAAAAGAAATTGTTCAACAAATGTTTCCTAAAAATTTAATGACGGGATATTATATTGACATATTAAGATTAAGACCTAAATTATTCGAAGGACATACTGGTGAAAGCATACATTTCAATTGTTCATTAAAATATTCGACTGCTAAAGAAGATGGTATGTATAATGTAGTTTCATCATGTGCATATGGTAATACTATAGATAACGCTTTGGCAAAAGATGCTTTAGAAAATGAATTGGAAAAGAAAAAGGGTGAACCGGAAGAACAATTAAATAAATTTAAACATGATTGGAATGCATTAAATATACAACGGTTTAATATTAAAAATAGCTTTGACTTTATAATAGAAACTGTTGGCGTATTCAAAAATATGGATTTAGTAAAAAAATCAATTCAAATTATTATTACTAAACTTCAAAATGTAATAACTTTATTCCAACAAAAAGGCAACGATATTATAAATGAATTATATTCAACTATTGATAATTATCATGAAATAGAATTAGAAGATATTGGATATACTATTGGGAAATTATTAGAATATAAATTATACGAGGATTATTTCGAAAAAGAAAAAGTATTCAATTTCTGTGGTTTTATTAAAAAACATCCACATAGCAATAAATCGTATATCAAATTTGGATTTAATGATAATAATAAAAATATTGAAGATATTACTATGATTATAATTAATTCAGCAACCGAATTAATAAAAGAAATGAATAAAATAGCTACTTATTTTGAATAAATGATTAATTATACTAACCAATAAAATGATAACATGTACTAGAACAAAAAAACATCTTACTTTGGGTAATATAATTATCTATACAAGATATTTTTTGCCAGCATGTATGACAATATTTTTTTTCCGTATCATCTACATAGTCAACAATTTTTTTAACAATTTCATCTGGTAACATTTGTAACATTATATAAAATATACAATTTATTTTATATAATAAATTTAACTATTAGGCATATTTTGCAATTAAGCGATTTTGTAATTAAGCGATTTTGTAATTAAGCGATTTTGTAATTAAGCGATTAAGCAATTTTGCAATTTTGCAATTAAGCAAATAAGCAATTTTGTAATTAAGCGATTTTGTAATTAAGCAATTAAGCGATTTTGTAATTAAGCGATTTTGCAATTAAGCGATTTTGTAATTAAGCAATTAAGCGATTTTGTAATTAAGCAATTAAGCGATTTTGCAATTAAGCAATTAAGCGATTTTGTAATTAAGCAATTAAGCGATTTTGCAATTAAGCGATTTTGCAATTAAGCATATAATTTTTTAACAACTTTATCCTCCATTACTTTTTTTCTCAAATTATAATTCATTAAAAACATTTGTCTCGATGAATGCAAATTATTTACATACTCAATTGTTTTTCCCAAATTAATATATTTTTTTTGTTCTTTCAATTCATTTGTATATATTTCATGTAATTTGAACATATGTGTACGATATTGACTCGGAAATTCCATCAATGGTTTCTCTTTCTTTTTATAACACTGACAATAATATGTATACAATATCCGTGTAATCATATGTAACATATCTCTGAATTCATTGAATGCATATTTATTTTCAGGATAATATTCAAGATAGTCCTTTACCTTACCCTCTTTTCTTAAACACAAATAATGATATTGTAATTTTGGTTGATTACCTCTTAATTTTCTTACATTTTCATAATTTATATTACGGAATTTAGTCCTTGTACCATTTGTTTTATGATTAACTATAATACCCATAATCTTATATGGAGTTTTAGGGGACACCCAATCTTCCTTTAACATTTCATAAGAGTCGAAGTCAAACGTTTTTGGAAATTTAACATTGAATTTTGTTTCAAACATTTTTTTATCCTCTGCATTTAAAACTACCTCAGTAACATTCAATTTGTCTATAGTATACATTTTAACCAAATAAATCGCTGAATCATATATTGGTTTTACAATTCGATTTAATTTATGTTGCAATACAAAACTATAACAGATTTTTTTATCCAATACATCAAAATCAATATCGCATGTTTGTAAAAACATATCTCTGAATGTAAGGTTATTGTCTCTTATACTATGTTTATAAAATGTGATTTTTGCACCAACCGTACTTCTAGTGGCAACATTCCAATCATTCAATATTTCATCAAAATAAAGATTTATCATAGTGCCTTCTATATATTCTTCGGCATAACATTCACTTGGTGAATATGATTTTTCAAATACATCAGGTGATTCTGATTTTGGTGGTGAAAAAACCACAATATTGTTGTTTTTATTTAAAATAACAGATCTCAATAAACCAATGCTACCATATAAATCTTTGGTTAAAAAACCCTTATCATAACGAATAATTTTATACCCATTGTCTTTATATGTATACTTTTTTATGGATAATTTAAGTGATTCCAAATTAACTTTATCATCTACACCGATATTATTATTATAAATATTACACATTTCTATATTATTAATATTATTTAAATCATACATTTTATATGATATATCTATACTTTAGAATATTTCTTTAACTTTTTTTATTAAATATAATAGATATTTAATTATAAAATAATCTATTATAATTATAAGATAATGTCATTAAATATTTCAACCAAAGTTAGTAGTAATAAAACAACATCGAATAAAGTTGTTCTAAGATTAGGTGATGTTATTGAAATTGAAGCTCCATCTAATCCTGAAATGCATAAATTATATTATTACATAAGTTACATTGATCATTTAAAAATTGTTTTAATTGATATAAAAAATAAAATTACATTAGTTGTTACTATAAATCAAGAAACAAACTCTTTTGATGATGAAACAATTGAAAAAATAATATTAATTTATAGAAATCCTGAATTGGGTTATACAAGACAAAATGGTTTATTACCAAATACATGGTTAAACATATTTTTTGGCGGTGACCAACCAACAATAATAACCGGGTTAATAACTAATTTAGAAGAAGATATGATAGAATTACGTACTCACCCTGAAAATAAATATATATATATTGATTTCAAATACCAAGGAATACCTGAAGAATTAATTATTACAAAAATAGAAATTCGCGATGAACCTGAAAATATATCAATTCAAAAACAAGACGATGCCATTGAAAATCCGGAAAAAAATATTCCACTTGAGGTTAAATCAGTTTATGAAGACGAAAATATAGAGAACTTGTTAGAAGATAAACCAGACTCAGTACATAGTGATAATATCAAAGATAGTTCGGTTATTAAAAGTAGTATTCAAAATAAAATACAGGAACAACTTATTGAAGCCGATAATATTGTTTTTGGGGAAAATCTTAAACCTGTTGTAGAAGTATATGAAGTTTCAGATAAGGAAAAAATATACAGTATAGAAAAACAAACACACGACCTTATGAATGATTTAATTACCAAAATACCTGATAATAAACGTACAACGCAAAATATGAATCGTATCAAACTTATTATACAACGGTATACCGAATTAAGAACAATTTTCTCAAAAATAGATGAAAATAATGTGGTCTATGATAAGAAAATAAAAGGTTCAAAATATATACCCATCATTGAAAAATTATTACAATCAAAGTATGATGTAAATTGGGTTATACCTGTTGTTAATATTAAAAAAAAAATATATAATTTAACAAATATTAATGATGAAAATAATTTATTGGATGATGTTATTCCAGTTCAACAGAATATAGAGATGTCCGATTTTATGGATTTTATGGATTCTTATAAAAATAATCGCGTGGCAAATAATCAATTCAATTATATTTCATATGTATCCGAATTAAACAATGTCATAAAACCATATGAAAATTTAAATGATAATGATAATAACACTACATTATTTAATGGTATTATTCATTCAAATACAACAGCTATAATTAATAATGATATATATAATACATTTACATCGTCAGTTGCAAAATTATCGAAAAATAGTGAAGACAATTTTGCAAATGTTGGAATAGATAATAAAAAATACACATTGATGCGTTACTTGACTGGAGAAAATACACTAGAAACAAAAAAATACAATAATGAAATTGGGTTCTTAAGGAAAAAAATTGTTAAAAAACCTATATTGGATAATGAATCCATACATTTAAAATCATTGTTGTTCTTACCAAATAAATATATATTAAATCAAAAAACACACAACAAATATTCAAATATATTATATAAATCGTTATTTGAACCAACTTCAAATATCATTCAATATAATTTATTGAAAAATAAAATGTACATACCAGAGACTATAGAAGTGTCAACCGATAAAGAACGGAAAAAGGTTTCTGAATTATTATCAAACAAAAATAATCTATATAATTTCACTTCTGAGAATAAAATAAATTCAAATAAGGATTATAAGAAGTTCTTATATAAAATATTTCCTTCCACAAGAGAGATTATTGAACATGTATCCGAAAACAATAATAAAGCATATAATACACAACAATTTGTAAGTCAAATGGAAAATTTTTTGATACAATATGATGATATAACATTTAAACAATATGAAATTATTAAAGAAAAGGTAGAAGGAAACGTAAATAATTATGTTGTAGATTTTTTAAATAAAAAAAGACAATTTTCTATATGGAGTAATAAAAAATATATAAATAATGATTTGATTACTAGTGATATATTAGACAATTATTATGACTATGAAGCAAATAAAGATAAAAATTTAATATCAACATCAGAATTTTTAAATGATATAATGAAAAAAGACAATTCTAAATATTATATATTAACCGATTTGAAAAAAAATATAACAAATTATTTTCATTCATTTAATACTATATCTAAAAAGGATATCGAAGAATTTCAAAATTCTATTGATAAAAATGATAAAAAATTAGAAAAATCAAAAGAGAATAATAAGTGTATTAATCATGTTATTGTAAAAAAATATATTGAATTAGATGAATTAGAAGAAGATAATAATATAACAATTTATTTTGATAAAAAATTTGATAAGACAATTTATGATATAGCCGACGAATATCAAAGTGAAAAAGCATCAATGGATACTGATTCATTTAAATTATTTTTAAAAGGTAAGTTAATGGAAAATATAGGGTTGGACGAATATGAAGCAGAATATGATGCACAAAGTATGGTAGATGGTAAAAGAACTGTAAGAAATGGTCAATATGCTATTCTCGAGACAATGAATGATGATGATAAACTTGAATATAACTATTATGTAAGGAAAAACAAAAAATGGGTTCTTGATAAATATGTAACTGGCGAACAATTTAACACAGACGATAACGATTTATTTTGTAACTTACAAAAGAACTGTATTGATAAAAATAACACATGTATGTCTATTGAAAAAAATGGAAATGATATTATTAGAGAAAATCTAGAACAATTTGCAAATGAATTTGAAAAACAATACTATATTGAACATACACGATTTATTGAAAATATAGAACATGAAATTAAACTATGTGAAATAATTCTTAAAGATCAACATGAGAATGAATATTTTTCATCCGTTAAAAAATTTGCATATTTATATACAAAAGAAGATGAAGAAAAAGATAAACAAAAAACATTCTCTCCTCATTTGAAATTAAGAAATATGATACTTGGGGAACAAAATTTGATCAAAAAATACAATTATATACTGAAATTTACAAATAAATTTTGTATTGAACCTGATTTAAATATAATTGATGATGATCCGGATAACGCATATTGGTTGTATTGTATAGATACAAATACCAAATTATTACCAAAATTTTATATTCGATTGGCTGAATCATTTATTAAAAATCAAGAGTTAAATATAAATAATTACTTACAAGAAGTTTTTGCTATATGCAAAGAACAAGGTAAAAAAAGTGAAGATGGAAATTCATGGGTAGATAAATATAGTGGCTATATTATACAACCTATTTATTTTGATGTAGATGAAGGTTATACTGAAGAAGGATTTAAAAAAATTAGTAGGGAAATAATGGAAAGAGATATGGGTGAAATAGTTTTAAACAATAATAATCCAAAATTATTATTTACTGGAAAAGACCAAATTAAAATAGTTAATATATTGAATACTATGACCGGTTATATTGGAATGAAACTAGATTCCAAATACGAATTTATAATAAAACATGTAACAGATGTTCTCAGTAAGATAGTGCGTCCAAAAGAAGAATATGATGAATATGTTAAAATAATGAAACAAAAAGGAAAGGGTAAGAGAATACAATCATATGAAGACAATTATAATTCATTTTTAATACTAGTTACATTATCTTTTATTGTTGTTTCAGTACAAACTTCTATACCATCATTAAAAACTAGAAAAACATATCCTCACTGTAAACGTTCGTTTAGTGGTTACCCATTATATGGAAACGATGATTTATCATTTTTAAAATACATTTCTTGTATAGCATATAAAATAAAAAGTTCTATAAAACCATGGAATTCTATAAGAAAAATGAAAGGCGAAAAAATGCAAACTCAAATTAAGTATATACTTGATAATTATATTAACAACACAAATGAAATAAAAACATTATATTTAAAAAAGAGGGAATATAATGCATTGAATCCAGATAATGAATTTATACCAAAAGAACACGATATTACAAAATGGAAAACATTTCTTCCACCATTAAAAAAGATTAAAACTGATGTTATCCCAGATAATATAACCGAATCTTTCGCTAGTAGTCTTAAAAAAGAACTTAAATCGGGTGATAGAAAACAATTCGGGCGACTTAATACAATAAAAGGTATAATTATCAAATTCTCTATATATATATCCAGTTTAATAAATAACATTGTTAAAAAAGAAACCAATGTATTGTCGAACGCAGCAAATGAACCATATATTGAAAACAATTGTTGTTTAAAAAGCCTTAAAAAAATAAATACTCTTCATTATTTTTCCAAAAAGAATGATGATATTTTAAAATACAATACAATGACTGATAATTTGTCTAAAATTATTAATGACTTAAATGCAGTTACGAATGCGCCATTATTATATTATGGTGAAAATACAAAATTATTGTATCCAACTCTATCACATGAATTTTCCGAAGAAACTATCTATTTGGCAATATTCAAATATTGTAATTTCAATAATCTAATTCCCATACCAGAAAAATTAATGCCAATATGTATAGAAAAGCCATATTATTACAATAAAGACGATACTATAAAGGAAAGAATCGATAAATTGAAAACAAACGGTAAAAGTTTCTCGAATGAAACATTACATCATTTGTTAAACACTGTTAACAAAGACAATATTGTACATATTAATTATAATAATGACAATTACGAAATAGTGGAAAATCTTAATAAAATATTATTATCTGATGATAATACAGCTTTTTCCAATGAAGCATTTTTAGATATATTTGTAAAATATATTAATGGTACAAAAGAAGAAGATATTAAAAATAATGGAAAGGAATTGAGAAACTTTTTATTTGATTCTACTACACAATATAAAAGAGAGATTTTCGAATTTATAAGGGAAAATTCGAAAAATTCGAAAAGTGATTTAATAAATATTAAAAATTTATTGGATACAATCGGGGAATTCAAAAAACCACAGTCGAATATGGAATTTATTTATAATATGACACATGGTGAATTTGCATTACAAAAGGGGATGGAATTCTTAAAAAATAGTATTAGAAATCTTAGTATAGTATTTCCATCAATTGTTAAGAATGGTGTAGATTTTACAAAAATTAAAATTCCCAAACATTGGAAATTATCAAATAAACATCAACAAGATATCAAAAATTTGTTTAATAAACATTATCAACTTAATTTTGATAAAAAAGACAATAATATAACCAATGTATGCGATAAGGTTGTTCAACAAAATAAATTGATTAATGAATTAATAAATCATACAGTTTTGTTTGGTACCGATATGCAAAAAAATAATACTCATCATTTATTTAATGAAAGAACCAGTATGATGCTATATAATTATTATATTATTTATGTAATACACAGTTATGTTCATATATCAAAAAATGAAAAAAATAAAAATACAGACGATGAAATAGATATGGGTAATCTGGAAACAATTAAAAAATCAACCGCTATTTTCTTGAAATCATGTTTAATGATAATAAAAAATAATAAAAAAGATATAAATTATACACATTTAGATATCAAAAATTTAGTAACTAGAACAAAAACAAAGGAAAAGGACATTATAGTTGATTATTTGACCGATCTCACGGATGAAGAGCGAAATATAGAAAATATTATGAAAAACAATAGACTTGGTAATTGGAATTTGGGAATGCAGAAAGGGCTTCGAGAATATGTTAAAGATACATATGATATGGAAAGAGAAAAAATGGAAAAACAAATAGAAATGGATATTAAAATAGGAAAGGACGATATTGTTAATGATATGAATAGAAATATTTTTGAATTTGATATATTACAACAAGAACAACAAGATAATGAATTAGATAGAGAAAATTATGATATGAATTGGATACCAGATGAAGGTAATGAAAATGATAGTGATATTTACAATTAAATATATAATAATTTTATTATAATATATTTAAAATACAGTCTTACATACAATATAAATTATTCCACAAATGATATTAGTATATACCTATTACCTTTTGTTATTGGTAATCCTTCATGATAATGAGTTAATTTTCCTGGATGTAATATAACACTACCTATATCTTTATTATTTATAATTTTTTCTTGCATAATAAAATTACATCCACCACCTTCATAATCATTATTTAAACACACATTAATAGTATATGTTGATGAATCGTGGTGTGGTTTCAAATCTTTTTGTCCTTCCATTGAATATTTAACTACAAAATTAATATTTGTATTTTTAGTATGATAACTGAATTTGTCCCATACAATTTTATATATATATGTGTCGATTACATATTTCCACATATCACCCAATCCCATATCTTTTAAATGTATATCTTGTGTTGGGTGCAACTCTTTATTAGATATTCTATTATCATAATATACTTCACCACCCTTTGACCATGAATTTTTTTTGTTACATATATTCATTAATTCATTGCAAAATTCCGATGTAAATAATTGAAATTTATATATATAAGTACCAACCTCTTTCATATTAAAATTATTCAAAAAAGACGCATGAATATATTTTTTTTCCCACAAATGATTGTCTTTAAAATCAAACAATCCAATCTTTTTATATTTATCATTTTTAATATAATATTCCTTATTTATGTTCCCATATTTATTAATATTAATTAAATGTAACATATTGTAATTTTTTAAAATATTATTGCAAACCATATTATTATTTTCATTAAAATTATTTAATGGAAAATTTTCAGGTGTAAATATTCCATTCTTAATTAAATAACAATTTGATATTTTTTTAACATTCCAACAACCCTTTATTTTTCTATTACATATTTTTTCATACAATCCTTCCTCGTTTTTTTCATGTGATGGATTTTCACCATAATATTTGAAATTAGATTGATCTGATTCAATGGAATCTAATAATGGTGCTATTATACTTCTATTCTCTCTTATTAACTCTTTTAATGTATTTTTATTTGTTAATGTAACATACGAGTTTAAATAAAATATGTAATCTATCTTGTTAATATTTATAATATTATAAATATAATTATAAATGTATTTTTCATAATATTTATCTTCATTTTTATCAATTATTATATGATTTTTAAAATGTGTTTTTAATCGCTCATCTGTGTTCTCAGTAATATATATAAGTGATATTAAATCAGGGTTATAATTTATATTTATCAAATAATCAATACTTACGTTATTTTTTAAATATTCATTATAAACAATTATAACAGTTTTATTTGGCATTATTTTTAAATAATTTTTATATCCATACGTTGGATTCCAAAAAGAATAACATATATTGGTAAAATGATTAAATAAAAATTTAATATCCAAGTCACCATTCGCATGTATAAATACTGGTCTCTCCTTAGATATATTGTCATATATATATTGTTTATCACTTATTCTTATTCTATGTTGTTGGCCGTTCATACACATAAATAGCCGATTTTTATAATCTATACAAATACCTTTTGAATTATTTAATGAATCCAAATATTTATTAGTATAGAATAATTGGTCATCATCTGTTGGTTTTATATCGCAATCACTTAACATTTTTTTAACGTCATTACTCATTCCCATAAATAAACCTGAATTTAAATATTTGTTTTTGTATAATGCCGTTGGGTATTTCTCTTTTAATGACTCATCAGGCCAACAAAATGGTTCGGATGCAAACACTATTTTGTTTTTATATAATTCATTGTATTTTAATAAAAGAAACATTAAATTATCATTTGCAACAACATCATAACTATCAGTAAATATTATCAATTTATCATCTGTTATTTTATCTAGATATTTTTTTAATAAAATAATTTTTTGCCCACCACCAATACCATTTAACATATCACCACCACTCCATTCTTCATCTAATCCCAATACAATAGGATTAAATCCATAACGATTACAAGTAAATATATAACGTTGCAAACAGTCATTATTATCTGTAGCCACAGTTAATAATAAAATCTTATCATTATATCTATTAACCGGTTTTGAATGGAATGTTAAACTACTTTCAAATGCATTTTGCCTTGGTTTAATTAATGGGGGCTCGAATGCAAATGCTTTTAATTTATTTTCATCTTTATATTTCTTAAATGGCAATAATAAGCTTTCCTGTAGTTCATTTAAACATTTATCACTAGTCATGTATCCTAAATATTCATCTATTGGTATCATATTATTGAAAAAGTAATTATTAACAAGTTTTTTTGCACCACTAAACGTAATAATATACCCAATCGTCCAATAACTAAATGTCGGAATAACCAGATTTTTGTTGTTTGTATCATATATTTCGTCGTTTGAAAATTTCTTCCTTCCCAAATAAATGAAATCACAATTTTCAATATTTAATTCCAATATTTTTTCACAAATATTTGGATCATTCACTATAAAATCATCTTCTAATATAATGACTCTATCAATACCCTCTTTAATAATTTTATTCCATATACTAAAATGTGAATAGGCACAACCAATTTCACCCATTGTCATATGATAATGCCACGTTGGTTCAAACCATGAAATATTCGGATTAACATATTCTGGTTTCAATTTTGAACCATCTATTGCTTGTATAAATTCATAATTTATATTATATTTGTTTAGTTCATTTATACATTTATTTTTTTTTATAAAATCATTCTTCAAATTTATAATATAAACCTTTATTTTATTCATTTATATCAATTCATACAATAACTTTAAATTTTTTAAATACATTTATATATATAAATGTTTAATAGAACTTTTGTTAATAATAATATATTATTTTTTTCAATGGTATTGTTTGTTATATTATTTATTACAGTACAAATAATAAAACCTTCATTATTATACCATAAAGATGGTAGTTTAAAAAAGTTTGGTATTGGATTCAAAAATAAAACAATTATACCTATGTGGCTAATCACAATTGTTTTAGCTATTTTATCTTACACAGCAGTTTTATATTATTTAGTAGTACCAAGAATTAAAATGAGTTATTAATCATAACTTTTATATTTTTTTGGTGGTGCCTTTTCACCTCTATCTTCCCTTATTTCTTGTTGCTTCTTTTCATAATCCTTGTGTCTTTTTGCAACCTCTTTAGCTGAAATATTACAGCCAACATTCATTATAGAATTATAACTGATTGAAGAAACCAATATACCTGTTAATAAATACCAAAAATACTCTGATACTATATTTTTGATATTTATTAAATCACGCAATTTTTCCTTCCCATCACCTATGTTTTTTTTAACTAAACCACTACTTACTAGTGTATCCCAATCATCATCAAATTCATTATATCTGATTTTATTTATAAAAATAGAAGAATCATTATATAAATCACCTAATGTTTCAATTATTTTATCGGATTGTGAATCGCTTTGTTTGATTAATATATTATCCCACACTTTTTTTAAACGACCACCAACACTTATTGCCAAAAATCCAAAAACATTTGAAAATGGGCGCAACCATGATGGAAACAATTGTAAGACTATCTTTAATGTACCAAATATTAATAACCATGGTAAGAATGTTGTATATAATAGAGAACTTTGAGCCTCCCCACACATCTCCAATGTTAAATTGTACTGTAGTATATATTCAACAATAATAACTAAACCAAAATACACCCATTCAAGTGACATATTGATAGTACTGCTTTTATTACGTGTAAAAACACGTATAATATAATAAATGGTTGTAATTATTGAAAAAAATAGAATAGATGTTATTCCACTAGTAGCCATACTTATATAGTTAATATGTATAATATTTTTTTATAAAATAATTGTAATATACAAGATTATGCTTGATAAACTTAATTTCTTAAATTCACAATCTTCAATGTTTTCAAGTATGGAATCAAATAATAATAATACCAAGGTTTTTGGTGGAAGTTTAATAGAACCGGGTATGAAATATTATATTAACCATACGCTTAAAAATTGCAAGAATTTTAAAAATAGACACTATAATTATATATATAATATTGGTATGTTCCTTTTTTTTGCTTTATTATGTATAATTATATTATCATATATGTATCGAAGGAAAAACAATAGTAAGGAAAAAGAAGAAAGAGAAACGCTTAAAAAACACTATATTCTTTCTAAACTTCATCAATTAAATGCGGTTCGTTATAGAAAAAATAACAATACAATTACCAATCTTCCTACTTGGGACGATCATCCTGAATTAAAAGTTATACATAATAAAGTATAATAATTATTATATATATAATGGAAAAAAATGTGGAAAAAAATGTGGAAAAAAATGAATATTTAGATGCTTTAAATGAATTTTATAATTTGAAACATAAATATGAAAATAATCTAAAAAATAACAAATATGCATTAATTAAAAATACCAATTTAACAAAACAACAAAAACGGAATAAATTTTTAAAAAAGAAAAAATTATGTGTTAATTGTCAACAAGAAGGTGGAACAATATTTACAATAACAAAAAACAATTTATCTGCTATATGTGGCAATAAAAATACACCATGTGATTTAAATATTAATATAAAAAAAAAACACTATAAAGAAAGTAATGCATTATGTGAAATATTACAAGATGAAATGAACACTATTAAAAGAGGGATTATTATTAATAAAATGGATTTATTATATCAATATAAAACTGAAGAAGAAATCGTCGAAATTTTTGAAAAATTAAAAGAAGATTTAACCAATATATCAATGTCATATGAAGATGCATTACATCATTATTTTCAAATTGTAGATAATAAAATAAAGAAGGAGGAAATCGAAAAATTTAAAGGTGACTTTCATAATTATTTAAATGAAATCGACGGGTTAAATAGTGAATATATTGAAACAAACAATATTCAATTAATTAAAAACGCAATTAAAATATACAAAGAAAATATAATTCCAATTGTTGATAATATACAACGTGTTAAATATAAAGAAACATATATTGAATATGGTGATACAAATGAATCTAATATTAATTTGATACAAAACGAATATACAATAAGTGATCTAGAAATTGAAATATAAATATTATGTATTTATATAGTATTTAATGATTACAAAATTTATTTCATTTCCAATATTTTTAATAAGTTTAGCCATAGGTTTATTTTATGTGTATACAACACAATCTAATTTCAAAATTGTTCAAGTCTACCCAACACCTGAAAATAAAAATAAATTACAATATGTTGACTATTTAGATAATTGTTTTGAATTCGACCATGAAGAAATAAAGTGTACGGATGGTATTAATAGCTTTCCTATACAAGGTTGATATTTCGACCAAAATTTATATCCTACTTTAAATTTATATCCTACCAAATGATATTATAATATAAGTATAATATATTATAATATAATGATGAAAAATATTATTAATTTGATATATACAAAATTTGGTAGATATATTATATCTATTTTATTAGGTCTTGGATTGGCTTCAATATTTAGAAAGGCATGTAATAATAGAAACTGTTTAAAATTTATTGCTCCTTCTTTAAAATCACTTGAAAATAAAAAATATAAATATGATAATAAATGTTATAAATTAAAACCAAATGCAGTAAAATGTAATTCTAATAAGAAAAGAGTACATTTTGAATAATTTGCGTCTATAATAAATACATAAATTCGAATAATATATAAATGTCAGATACCACAAATATAAGCGATCTACCTACCGCTCAATTAAGTAATAATACTTCGAATAATGTTTTGTTAGAAAAAACAGAGTTACCAAAGACTAATACGAAAGAATCATCTGTTTCAATAACAAAAGAAAATATAAAGGTACCAAATATTATAAATGATGAAAATAAAAAAAGAGAAACCGAACTTAATAATAACTTACAACCAAATGTTATGAATGAATTAGTTAATGGATTACAACAGGCATCAATGAAAGGAATGACGTCATTACCGTCACGTGATATTCCAAGAGATACAAATCATATAACACAAGACGAAACAACTAAACCCAATTATATACCGAAGGCTAATAATTTTGATTATATAAGTGAACACGAAAAAAAAGAAGATATAATAAATAAACATATGACCAATACAAATAAACAGGATACATTCGATTATTTATTTGAAGAATTACAAACACCTGTACTTATTTCATTGTTATATTATTTATTTAAACAACCATTTATTGAAAAATTATTATTAAAATATTTCCCTGTTTTCTTTAAAAAATCAGGACACTTCAAATGGTATGGTTCCCTTATAATGAGTTTATTATTTGGTGCAACATATTACTCATTTAACACATTTTTTAATCACCTAAGTATTTTGTAATTGAATCACGTGGATTAATAAAAAACCATTCAGATGGATTTTCCGAATGACAATCAACAACCTTAATAGAGAGATTTTCAAAATCTGTTTTATAATCCAATAAATAGTTTGTATCCTTTTCACTGAATGGTCTCCCATTTATTTTATAAACAAGTGATATATGGGGTTTTTTAATTTCAGGAATAAATTTATTTTTATACAATGGTAATTCAATAGAATGAAAATATAATTTATTAATAGATTGAATTTCAGTTGTATTTATATCTATATTGAATTTCGGTTTAAAAACTGGATTATAATAACGTTGCATTGATTTATATTTTAACATACACTGTATAGCTTCATCTAAAGTATTTATTGAATCCCTTATGGTTATATGTGGAATAAATTTATTCATTTTGAACATTTGAGAATACAGTTTTATATCGCTATACATATAATGATTTGGTTCTAAAACATACCAAACACAATACTTAAACATATATATTAACCATTTATTAAATCATTTCATATTGGTTCATTTCATTCATAATTTGATCATTTTATAATTAAAATATTGAAAATCTTTTTCATATAGTGTATTAATTATTTCTATACTTTCATTATTAAAAAAATTAATATAATTTGTTTCGGTATTTTTATTCGCATATAATGGTATTTTTATATTCAACATATTATTTAAACGCGATATTTCATTGTTAAGTTGTTCATATTTTAAAATATAATCAACATATTTTTTTCCATTATTATCATAAATAAAAACATATTGAGGTCTAAATAATATTTTTGATAAATCAAAATATTTATCCATACCAAATATATAATTATAACTTAAATTGTCTTTTATAAATTTGTTGATATCTTTATAATCCATGTTTTCCTTTATAAAAAAATTCCAAGCAGAATATACACGATTATATGGGTTTCTAACAATTGTAATTTTATTATACGTATCAAAATATTTTGTTGGAATATACCTTTTTATAATAGTATTGTATAAATGTGTTCTAGCGATCGTAGTTTTATTTTTTATATCTAATTCAAATTCATTAATATTTTCACAATCAAAAGAAATACTTGATATACAATCACACATTTTTGTACCTGATGTTTTTGGTATGTGTATATATATTAACTTAAGTGTATGTGATATAATCATATAATTAGTATTATATGAAATATTTATATAATTATTCTATGTGATCAAAATCTTGTGATTTAATTATATTATTAAAACACATTTTATATAATTTATTTTGTTTATAAAGTTCTCGTTCCAATTTTATTTCTTCTTCGTTTATAGGGATTTTTAATGTTATTTTTCTCAGTCTATCCGCACATGGACATTTATTATTTATTATCTTACTACAATTTTTAATGTTTATCATTTTCAACCATTGTATGTGTGTTTTTGCTGTACCAATCATATTATTATTATCAATTATATAATTTAAAAAAGAATCAATTATATAATTTATTTCTTATAATAATTTGGAAATTTTATTTTATTATATTTATCAGTTTTTCTTAAAATTATAATATGTATAATATCATTAATCTCTTGTATTGTTTTTTCTAAAATAACTTTAAATGGATAATTGTTATTATTATAATGTTTTAACAAAAAATCTTTAACTAATTCTTTATTATTTTGAAATGAAACAATATAAAATAATCCATTTACTTTTAATACTCGCAATACTTCTGACATCATATTAGAAATAATATATTTATTTTTTTGCATACAACATAATAATGTATCAAATAAAGCCTTATCAACAACTATATCAAATGTATTATCATTATAAGACATTTGTTGGACATTCATAACATCATACTGCATATATTTTCTTTCATAATTTTTAATTTTTTCATTTTTTATTAAACGTTCACAATAATCTATATTATATATATTTTTAAATCCATCATCATATAATTCTGAACTAAATGTAGAATTACCACATCCAGTAATTAAAATTTTATCATCTTTATGAAAAAAATTTAATAAATCATTAACCTTTAATTTTTTATAATTTATCGTCCAATCATAATATCCTGTTAATGAATAATTTAAATCCCAATATTTTTTATTATAATGAAATTTTTTTAGATTAAAATCCAGATAATATTTATATATAAAATAATTTTTTATCATAAAATAATTATCGATTATGTTCTCAAATGACCAAATAAATTCAAATACAATTAAATTCATATTAATAAACACATCATAATATGATAATGTATTGTAGTTGTATATAAAATATAATATATTATATAATAATAGTCCTTTAAAAAAATGAAATAAATTATAATATTTCATTTTTGAAGTAATTATTTCTAACATTATATTATATTTTATAAATAGTATCCTTTAATATGTTTCTTTGCATAACAATGATTATATTTCATTTAATTCTAACACTGTAAATAATGGGGCACCTAAAAATGCTTGATGTATACTATCAAACAATGCTGGTTTTCTACCCTCAATATAGTGGCCTAAAAATTGCAATACCCAAGCTATACAAAAAACAAAAATTGCCTCTATACGTGTAAAATCAACCAATTTGGTTAAACAATAGATATAATTGAAAAAACCCCACATCATATAGAATGTTGTTATTCCACATTGTGAATAATATAATATATAACAACCTGATATAATAAAATTCAATTCTATGTTGCGCAATTTTTTTATACTCGTGAAATGTTGTATAAGAGCAGAATGTTGTTTTGGATTATATTTTATATAATACAATAAATCGGAAATATTGATATTTTTAAAAAATGTCATCATTGATATCATAATCAATTGAATACTAAAAATATGCAACAATTTATTATAATAATTTAGGTGATATTCTTTATAAAATTCATATGACGATATTACATACGTATTGTTCATTATAATATAAAAAATTTTGACTTTAATATACTTTAATAATTACTGAAATAATCTGAATCAAAATAGGTTTTATCCGAATCATGACCACCCAAATGCATAGAATAAATAGTATCATTTAATCCTTCATTTTTCTTTTGTAATTCTTCACTGTCTTGTTTTAAATATTCATTTTCTATTTCTAATGCTGATAGATGTCTTTGTTGTTTCTTTAATAACCCCAATATTGTAGTGAAAATCTCTTCATACCTTAGTAATTCGGATTTTAATGGAACAGATGAACGTGTTCTAGTATAACTATATTTAATTCTATTGTTTAAATTTTCTAATTTGTTATCATATTCTTGTTGTAATTCTTCTCTACTTGATTTTCCATAAATAATTTTGCCATTTTTATTTAATCCATTGAATGCTTTAAGATTTAAATGCTCTGTTAGTGGTTTAATCAATTCCTCCAACTTTTTTATAGTTGCATTATTATGTGTTCTTGATTGTTTTGTTAATGATTGTTTTGTTAATGATGACATGTTTTAATAAAACAGGAAAAAAAATAATTATTTATTTCAATTTTATTTTATATATTTTGTTTTTCTAGATCTTTTCTATGTTTTTCTTTTGCTACTGGATAATCGTTTATTACCATAGTTATACCTTGTGGTAACATTTGTATACATGCTTGATGATAACAAACCATACAATCGTAATGTTCAAGAGGGAGTTTCGCTGACATACTACTAGCTCTGGGAAAATCCCCTTTAATTGTTACAGTACCATCTGGAAACCCGGCAAATAAGACTGTTAATCTTAAATTGTCCCATACTATATCAATGTGTACAGTCATTCCATTGAAGAATTTTATGGGGTTAACATTTACTACCGTGTTCATTGCTTCTTGTATTGTTGTTGTTTGCATTTTATTTTGTTGTGATGTCATATTGTTGAAATAATAATAAAAAAATTATTTATTTCAATTTTTTTTATTTCAATTTTTCTCGTAATTCAGAAATTTCTTGTTGCTGTTTTTTAAATATAGATATAATTGTTGTATAGATTTCCTCTTCTAATAATTGTTCATTTTTTTTGGGAAGATAGTGAGGTTTATGAATAGGACGAGGTTCTCTTATCAAACGGTCATTGTATTGTTGCATTTCTCGTTTATGATTTTCCAGCATGTGTTCTCTATTTGATATTCCCCATATAGGAACATTCCCGTGCATTCCATTCCATTCCCTTCGTTCTAACATATCAGTTAGAGGTTGGACTAAGGATTCTAATCTTTCAATAGACGATTCATCTTCTAGTTTTTTTTTGGTTTCTTCTTCCTGTTTGATTCTCTCCTCAAGGTCCGTTTGTTGTTTTTTCAATTGCTCTAATTGTTGTGTTAAGGCTGACATAGTATAAATAATATATAATTATATAAACTGTATATTATTTCAATTTTATTTTTTATTTTTTTCTTTGTTTTTTTTAACATAGTACCATAAATGTGAATGATATAATAGTGCTAAAACACCAATAACTAAAATTACAATACCAACTGTTAATCCAATCTTTTTCTTACTTATTATATTATAACCAGAATGTATTAATATTATTCCAATTAGAATATGGGAAATCCATACAGCAATTCCTGGGACACCGAAATGATAATCCATTATATATATATATATATATATATTCAATATATTAA